AATACCATACACTCGCAATGGCGTATTTGATGGAGCAGTGGTAAAATCAAACGGGCCAGCCAATCGGGACATACGAAACTTTATCCGTAACCCGAACACAGGCTTGTTAGAGGATCGGACTCTAGACCTAACCAACCTAAGAGAATCACAAATTGTTCGGGATAGATCTCAATATATCTTTAATCTTATCGAAGATAGAGAATATAGAGGCACACCTATGACAAAATCAGGTGGACATGATGGCGTTTGGACTACAATTCAAAATGCTCCTAATGATGATTTAAATGCAGCTAATTTGAAAAACGTTGGGAAAACTACAATTAAAAACGCATTAACCAATTTGTCAAATGAAAACAGAATTGGCACATTTAAAACGACTCGTAACGGGCCGACAAAATGGCTTGGCGTTGTCGGGGGTAGATTAAATCAAGAGCAAGATATGCTTGACTAACATGGTAATGTGTGGTACTTATCCCAAGTTGTAATGATAAAAGGATAAAATATGTTACACATTTTTGAAGATAAGCAGCCCACGCTAGACGAAGCCCAATCTATCGTTGGCGGGTTAGTCGAGATGGTCAATTCGCCTGAACACCCAGATTGGCAGATTCTAGTCAATGAAGAAGGACTTTTGCGGGGATTACCCTTTAACGAAGAAGCAACAAAGCTATGCGGAACAGGCATTGTCGGAGAAGCTATCATCCTAAAGGGCGAGGCTAAATGGACTTAACCGAGATAGTTCAACTAATTGAACGACTGCAACGCCGCTTACGATCAATGAAGGTCGGAGCGGCGTTGTCACATAAGAGAGACGCTGAGGATTTAGAAGCAATGGTCGATCTCCTCAAGCATATGATCGGGAGACTGAAATGAACGAGAAAACAGAAAAATATGAAAACCTATATCGGGAAGCTTGGTATGCACAAATACGCCAAGATATAAAAATAAAATGCCTTGACGAAAAAGATCAACATTTCCACAAAAATTTTAATATGAATATATTTAAAAGACCGAGTATGAAGCCAATTATAATTCCAGACCCGCCTATCAGAAGAATAACTGTCCCGAAGATTTGTTCGGATTAATAAAAATAAAAACCGGATTTAAATCGGCATTTAAATCCGGTTTTTTTAATCTGCCTTACTTGAAACGCAAAGACCGATCTGCTATCGTTTTAGAGTAACTGATGCATTACAATCTAAAGCTAGCCCACGGTCACTACGCCGTGGGTTTAGTTTTCTTAAAGTGCGGTATCTTAATCATGACTTTGGCTTTGTCTTTGGTCTAGCTTTGGGCCTAAACGAATTACTTATATTCCGAGTTTTATCGCACATTATGTGAATATCTTTTTTATTCTCATAAATAATATGCAAAGCGTCAGAGCGTAAAACCTTTTCGCATTTGGCGTAACTATCAAACCAAATTACTGCACTCATAGTATTCTCTTGTACTTGGTAATAAATTACCAAAGCGGTAAAAAATTCAATCATCCTACTTATCTAATCCCAACTTCTTCATCCAATTGCCCATAACCTGATAGCTGCGTAAGCCGAGCAATTCTGCGGCTTCGTACAATGTATCAGTTTTACTTAAAGCCCTTTCAATGTAATCCCGCTTAACTTCATCAATCGCAGAATTAACGTCAAAGTTCTCCTCTTCAAATTGATCCAAAGGCAAATGCCCTTGGATCTCATCCTTGACTCTATCCAAGTCAGACTGCGTAACCACGCGGTCTAACTTGGCTAAAATGTCACTAAAGCGTAGCGTTTTCATTACCAATCCTTTCCTAATACCTTTGCTGAACACCTCACTAATCATCCGCTCCATATCAACCCCTGTCTTTACGGTCTTGCTCATTGTCATGTCCCTCCCAGTATGCTTTTGCTTCTTCGTCTGTCATTGCATTACGCTCCTTTAACTTTAATAAGCGGTTATAATAAGCATCAGCAGAACCACGATCAGCAGCAGCCTCCAGCCTGTCCATGTAAATTGATTTTACCTTAGCCATTGATTTAACTCCATTTTGTTTGACTAGAAACTAATACATAACAAATCTTATGTATCGGGTCAAGGCGTAAATAAGAAAAATTATATAAAAAAATGCCCCACTAAATTAATAGCGGGGCTAGTTTATATGAGGCGCGAAACGATACGGTAGTTTCGAACAGTATAAAAATATTATACCCGCAGCAGTATATGTCAAGCCGGTAAATTGTTCGGGTTATTTCTGGTAAATAACGGCGTAATTATCATTTCTGGTAAATAACGGCGTTTTTTACCAGTTTGGGAAATAACGGCGTAATTATCATTTTTGAGGATTGGTGAGCCGTTTAAACGCCATGCTCAGGGCGAAGGAGATAATCCGTACAATATCCTCAGATGCGCAGCGCATCCTACACCTACTTGATCTTTACCGCTATCTCTCTAGCGCATTCCCTACACAGGATCAGTGGCTATTTTTTTGCGGCAGTGACTCCGCTTCAAATCATCGGGGAGTGCCCCCCGACTAGGCCCGTAACTAACGGGACGCGGCCCTTTTCTTTAATGCTTGCTCCCAATAGGTGTAAGCTTGGTAGGTCGGGAATCCTAGAATCTCAGCAACCCTTGACCTTTTACCATAAGACTCCCCTGCCATCTCACTAGCTTCTTTAATATAGGCCAGAGCAATCTTATCCATAGCCTTCTTTACATCCATATCCTTACGAAAAGATGATTTAGGTTCGGGCTGAGAGACATCAACCTCATCGCCGTTGATGTTAATCGTAATCTGCACCATAATTCTCCTCATATTCCTCTTTGTGTTCTTTCCACAAGGCGAACAATTTTTCGTGAAGCTCACTTTTGTACGCCTCTTGTTTGGCTGTATCTTCGTCCATCACCAAACCCCCAAGCTAACTAAAACAATCCAAAGAAGCGCAACAAAACCAATCACGCTAAAGATTACATAATCCTGCCAATCCGCTTTCATCACTTGTACCTCCAAACGCGGTATAAATCGCCTTCCTTGCGTGTGGTCAGGCCAATGTCCAAAACTTGCGCCATCTTAGGCAATGGGCTGCGCTTGTTTTTAACAACTAAAAAACTATCGCCAATCTCCATCTTCTCAACCGCCAAGCGAAGCTCGCCCTTAGCGCGCCCCTTACCATTACCTGCATACTCAGGCAAAGGGATATTCTTTTCCATTTCATAAACCATAGTTAAGCACTCCTCGAAAAAATATTCGACAGTTTAAAGCGACTGTCATCAGAAAATAGCTGCGTTTCACGCTTCGCAGCGCGCAACTGGTAATTATCAAGACCGAAGTCTTTGTATCCTTGCTCAATCATATCATAGTAATGTCGGCTCGGTGTCGCAGTTCGGCTCTTGTCGTTCATATCGTAAATCCACCAACGATGCTCGTTGATCTTCACGCGATTATAAAAGCTAGGATAGCCCTCAAGCTTATCCAATGCCCTCAAGCAATCGTGTGTGATCTCCCAAAGAACAACGGGTAAAATGAAGTCAGGATCATAAACATAATCCGCAACACCGCGAAAAACCAAACGATGATCCGGTAAGTAAAAACCGCCCAACGGTTTAGCCCGTGGGCAACGCTCTCGCATCGCCTCACGGTTTGTATTCATTCCATATGCAAGATATAACATTATTACACCTCCAACGTGTTAGCAGGAACAAAAGTGATCTTCCTAACGCCCAAGGCTGCTAGATCGTCGCAACGATGATTACTGTAATCATCGCCCAGAACCTTTTTATTGTGAGCATCGCGCACCTCATTGAGATAATCCTCAATAAGATCCGCAGCGTCTTTGCCTAGCTCGGTTGTGAACAAGGCAAGGAGATTTTTATCCCAACCATTTTTGCGAGTCATTTGCTTGAAATGCTCAACGATAACTTTCTGCGCGTAGCCGTAAGAACAATTTGCATCTTGCGCAGTAAAGCGAACAAATTGTGGAATAACCCAACGATCAATCGCAGCATCTAAACCACTGCAAATGCCAAGATCATCAACAAACGCCTTTAATTGCGCCACGTTTGATTTGTAGTGATCCGCACCCATGTAAGAACCATCAAGCCACAAGCGAAAAAAACGGCGGGTAACGTGATTGCTGTCCATGAGATCGCCTTGAAGATCGCGCTTGATACGGTCTTTTTTTGTATTAGTATGCATGTTTTCTAACTCCTATAAACACTAAACATTACTCTTTTTATCCCATACTTTTCCACTTGTCAACACAAAAATATAAAAAAAGTTATGTACTGATTTTAAACGATAATTTTGGTCAACAAAAAGTTGGTCAAAAGTTGACCGAGTTGACTTGACCAAAATTATGTAACAATATCAACTATTTAGCTGTTTTGGTCAACTCGGTCAAAAACCCATTTTGACCAAAATTATTCAATGATTTCAATATGTTATTTTTGGTCAACTCGGTCACCCCTCTTACAGAGGGGGGTATACCTAACCCCCCCTGTTGACTATTTTTAAAAGTCACCTTGACTAAATCAGGTTTAGAAAAGTTTGGGATGAATAGCACTTGACCGCAGCGGTAGTTTAAGTGATAGTCAACAGGCAGGGAAGTCGAGAAATTGTTCGGGTAGCAGTATGCCAAAGATCGGAGAACGTAGCCCAGAAAAAAACGGGCAGCGATTAACGCCAAAGCAGCAGAAGTTTTTAAATAACTATTTGCACAACGATATGACGCAGACAGCTTCAGCAAGAGACGCAGGGTACAAGAACCCGAATGTCTCAGCGGTGCAGCTTCTCAATCATCCAGTCGTGCGTGAGCGCATGGAGGAAATGCGGCAGGAGCTAGAAACCAAGTACGGCGTAAACATCACCAAAAGTGTTCGGGATATGCAACGCTTGCGGGACGAAGCATGGAACGCAGGGAACTACTCAGCAGCGATTAAAGCCGAGGAGCTAAGGCTGAAGGTAACGGGACTCATGGTCGCCCGTAGCCATGTGACTCACGAAAATGTAGAAACACTCACAAGAGATCAAATAGTCGAACAGCTACAAGAATTCATGGATCGTGCTAAAAATCGCATGATTGACGTAACACCCGCAGAAAATCCCACAGAACCCGAACAAATAGATATAATTGACTATATCGAAGAAGCGGAGCGGGAAGCGTGAGGCTTGGCGGGTAGGGTCGGGCAACCCCCCGCAGCGCCCCAGATCGGGCCGGTGAGTCGGGGTTTATCGGGATCGGGCTAGTCGGGATGCCGAAAAGTTGTTCGGGTTATCAGCGGGCTTCTCCTTGACTCTCACGCTATCATCGGAATCGGGCTGAATCAACCGGGATCGGGACTCACCGGGACGCACAACCCGATAAATTGTTCGGGTTAAGATCGGGCCGGGGTAATATATTTCCGGGGAAACACAGCCCGAACAATTGTTCGTTACCGAACCGTTACCCGGCAGACTTCCCGGCGACAGCGCCCGGAACAATAACCCGAACAATTGTACGCGCCCGGACGAATCCCCGGCGGGTTTCCCGGCAGAGAACCAGGATAAGTTTTTTTATTTTTTGTGTTGACATTATATATAGTGTGGGATAGTATGGGATTATTCTAGAGGAGAAAGAGTTATGAAACATTGGGAAGTAGAACACAAAGAGAATCACTTGCGTATTGAGTGGAACGAGTCAGCGACATTTAATTTACAGACACAAGTTGGGGGGCAGTGGGTAGATTATCATTGCTTTACTTGTTACGGAATCGACAACGATCAGGAAGCACTTGAACACGCAATGGAAGTATTAGAGGAGGGGGAATAATGAACGCCACGCATGTATACCACAAGATTAAGATGAACGGTAGAAAATCAAAATACAGCGCATGGTTTCGCGCTGATCCAATATGCGGGATTGATAGCCCACTATCAATTCTTGTTGACTGTGAGCGCATTGACTCACTGGGTAGATCATTTCCTTGTACTAAGTCGGAACAGGAAACGTTGCGCAATGGCGCATGGTCTAGCTCACAATGGCATGAATTTAATACAGCGTAACAATCGGGTCGGGATCGGGATCGGGATCGGGGTCGGGGTATTATATACCTCGGCCCTTATTTATATACACATATACACACATATACACATACATATGCGTTCATTATTACCCAAAAAAAAGCATTTTTTCCGCGTCGATTTTTGCGCGGTTTTTTATTGATCGAAAAATAATCCGAATAATTGTGCGATTAATCCCACAAATCCCTTGTTTATATGGGAAATGTAGTATACAAACGTTTTAGGGGAGGCACCCGCCTAACCGAAATCTAGAGAAAAGCGAGTAAAAACAATGACTTACACTAAAACGCAAATTTTCACAATGATAAGAAATGGCGCAACGTTAGCGCAATTAATTAATGAAACTGGACGCAGCGCAACATTCATTCGTTCTGTGATTTCTCAAATCCGCAATCGCGGAATTCAAATAGACGTTACTTCAAATGAAAAAGCTTATGGTGATTGCCTAAACGCAACATATAAGATTGGATCAATATAATGACCTACAGTTTTGGAATTGAAATAGAAACTTATGGTGTTCCCATTCATACAATCCAACGAGCTTTGACAGACGCTGATATTCGCGGTTGCCAAGTAAAACCGGATGGAACGCCTAGCGTTGATGCTGAAATCGTATTGCCCGTATTGGCACCATGTGCATTTGCATGGGAATATATAGGCGGTGTCTGTAACGTGTTGGCGGGTGTTGGTTGCCGTATCAATAGCAAATGCGGATTACATGTGCATATTGGCAATGCACCATTAGCAGATGACACACACCCTGTTAGATTTTGCGGCGATAGCATTTTGCACACGCATCGTACCAGCAATTACTTCACGCAGCATGGCGATACTTTTGATGCTGTAATAGTAAAAGATGTCTTATGGCGTTATGCGCGCATGCAAGGCGTTATTAATGGCATGTTTCCATCTTCACGTACTAACAACCGCTATTGCATGCCAAACAGCGACACACGCATTGCAAACGCCAACACGATAACAGAATTGACCAGCGCAATGTCTAACGGCAAATTTTCTGCCGTTAATCTTCAAACGTGGAACAATGGCACTATTGAATTTCGCCAGCATAGCGGAACCATTGAGGCAGATAAGATTATCAAATGGACTGAGTTTCTGGTCAATCTTTTCGAATGGACTATCACGCAGCGCATCGACACTGGCTCAAGAACAATTGTTCACGATACGCCAGATGCACCATTTAGACGTGGTGCGCGTGTTGGCGTCCAATATGCAATGATGCGCAATGATGCTGGCGCAACCACACGCGATATAATGGACGCGACTGGCTGTAGCGAAGCCCGTGTTCGCGCTGCTGTTTCCGAAATACGCAACCGTGTTGGCGACGCTGCTGTTGTCACGCACACGCAGCAAGCGAATGGTGCAAGGTATGGCGATGGCACTGACTTAACGCGCTATGAAGTGCTGGCGTCATATGAGGAACAAGGCAATGGCGTATCATTATTGCCAGACCACCGTGCAGGCAATCCTAGCATATGGGCAGGTTTAGACGATGCATTATACGAAACATGGCAGGATAGGATAAGCGCGCTGCTATAAGGCAGCGCAATAAACCGAATAATTGACCGCGCTATAATCTAGCGCGGTTTTTTTGTGTCTTTTCAAAAGCTTAGGTACCCTATGACATTTTATCGTTTTTGATCGGATCGGGTTTTAGCGCGTCAATCCCCCCCAAATAGAGATCG